AAGAGACCTGGCGGAAGGCGAACCCGAACCTTGGCGTGAGCGTGAAACTCGACGACCTGCGGGTACGGTGCAAGCGTGCCCAGGATATGCCGAGCGAGGAGAACACCTTCCGGCGGCTGCACCTGAACCAGTGGACCGAGCAGGATACGCGCTGGCTGCGAATGGAGCACTGGGCACAGGGCAACAAGCCCTGCCCGGTGATGCTCGACGGCCGGGAGTGTTTCGCGGGCCTCGATCTCGCCAGCACGTTCGACACCACCTGCTTCTGCCTGCTGTTCCAGTTGGACGACGGCACCTTCTGGGTCGAACCGCACTTCTGGATTCCCGAGGACAACATGCGGGAGCGCGTGAAGCGGGACCGCGTGCCCTACGACCAGTGGGCGAAGGAGGGGAAGTTGCACCTGACGCACGGCAACGTCACCGACTTCGATCAAGTGCGGGCCGACATCATGGCTCTGACGAAGAAATACAACGTCCGGCAGGTGGCCGTGGATCGCTGGAATGCGACTCAGCTCACCCAGCAACTGCAAGGCGATGGCGTAAATGTCTTAGGTTTTGGGCAGGGCTACGGTTCGATGAGTTCCCCCGCGAAGGCGCTTGAGGCGGCCGTCGTGGCGGGGCGACTGCACCACGGCGGGCATCCCGTCTTGGCGTGGCAGGCGTCGAACGTGGCAATCCAGCAGGACCACGCCGGAAACATTAAGCCCAGCAAGGCGAAATCGAACGAACGCATCGACGGCATCGTGGCGTTGACGATGGCCCTCGGCATTCACGCGACGGCCACGGCCCCGCCACCCGAACAATCCTGGGACATCATCTCGTTATGAGCGAAAACGCCGCCGCCGACTTCAAGATGTTCGACCTGCGTGGCATCGACTGGCCCGAGGTTTCGTCGAGCCGCACGCCCTCGGGCATCCGCGTCAACGCCGACAACAGCATGGCCTGCTCGGCCTACACGGCCTGCATCCGTGTGATCTCGGATGCCGTCTCCGCTTTGCCGCTCCACGTCTACGAGCGGATGGCAAACGGCGGCAAGGCGAAGGCTCCGCAGCATCCTGTCTATCGACTCCTGCACCAGCAGCCGAACCCTTGGCAGACGGCGCAGGAGTTCCGCGATTGGATGACCGGAATGTATTTGCATTACGGTGCGTCCTACGCCGAGATCCGCCCCGGTGCTCGAGGTGCCGTGTCGGAACTGTGGCCGCTGCACTCGTCGCGGATGGAGGTCGAGCGGCTGGAGGATGGCCGCCTGCGGTATCTGTACCGCGAGCCGAACGGCAAGGTGACCGTGTATTCGCAGGAGCAGATCTTCGCCCTGCGGTTCACGACGGAAGACGGCATTCGGGCGATCCCCACATACAAGATCTTTCAGAACGCCATCGGGCTGGCCCAGGCGTTGGAGGCCCACGGGTCCACCTACTTCGGCAACGGTGCCCGGCCCGGCATCGTGCTGGAGAGCGACAACCCGATTCCGGTGGAGGCCGCCGAGCGGCTCCGCGAGCAGTGGGAGCGGATGCACCGTGGCGCAGATCGGGCGTTCCGCACGGCCGTCCTGCCGAACGGCGTGAAGGCTCACGAACTCAGCGGCTCAAACGAGGCGGCCCAGTTCCTCGAAACGCGGCAGTACCAAGTGATCGAAATCTGCCGGGCGTTCCGCGTGCCGCCGCACATGATTCAGGATCTCACCCGCTCGACCTACTCGAACATCGAAGTGCAGGGAACCGAGTTCGTGCAGCATTGCCTGCTGCCGCACCTGAAGCGGTGGGAGGCGGCGATCTCCCGCGACCTCATCGTGGATGACGAGACCTACTTCGCCGAACACAGCGTCTCGGGCCTGCTGCGTGGCGACCACGCGAGCCGGTCGGCCTACTACGTCTCGGCCCTGCAAAACGGGTGGATGACGATCAACGAGATTCGGGAACTGGAAAACCTGAATCCCATCGGGCCAGACGGCGACCGCCACTTCGTTCAGTTGAACATGACCACGCTCGACAAGGTTGGCCAGGAGCAACCGGCACCGGAGCCGACGCCAGCGCCGCCCGTCGAGGATGAGGAAAGCCCGGCCGACGACGCCGAGGATGAAGCCGAACAGGAGAACCCGACCGATGGAAATTGAACGCCGCGACTTCGCCTTCGAGGAAGAGAACGAGCTGATCGTCGAGAGCCGGGCCGATGGCCGGGCCGCGATCATCGGCTACGCCGCCGTCTACAACCGGCTTTCTCTCGACCTCGGTGGGTTCCGCGAGGAGATCCTGCCGGGCGCGTTCGACAAGATTCTGAACCGCCAGCGGGGCAAGGGCGACGTGGTGGCACTGTTCAACCACGATTCCAATATCGTGCTGGGCCGCACCTCAAGCGGCACGCTTGAACTCTCCAGCGACACGAAGGGGCTGCGCTATGTGGTCACGCCGCCGGTGAGCCGGGCCGACGTGATTGAGCTCATTTCCAGAAAAGACGTTTCTGGAAGTTCATTCGCCTTCACGGTGGACCCGAAGCAAGAGTCGTTCCGCACTGGCGAGGACGGCAAGGCAATTCGCCAAATCCGTGAGGTATCCGGCCTTTACGATGTGGGTCCGGTTTTGGTGCCAGCGTACCCGCAGACATCGGCTTCCGTTGCCCTGCGGTCCTACGAAGCCTGGTTGGCAACGCAGGAAACGCCTGCCGCCCCCGAGGTGGTTGCGGAGATTGCGAAGCGTTCCCTGGTCCGTGACGCCGCTGCGGCGTGGGCACTGAGGCTTCGCCGTGTCTGAAGCACGCTGCACCTGCGGCGAAAAACTCCGTTGCCGTTCCAGCCGCCCCTGCGGTGACGAGCGGCAGCGGTATTTGCGCTGCCCCCGGTGCGGGGCGCGTGCGGTGGCGTTTGTCAAAACAACAGTTTCTGAAGTGCGGTTCTGCAAGAGACCAGCCCGCTAGTGGCACTGTGGACTCCACGGCAATACCGCCGCAGGAGTCTCACAGAACATGGACAATCTCAAGAAGCTGCAGGACGAAGCGGCAACCCTTGCCAACCGGATCGACGCCGTTCGTGCGATCGAGGCCGAAGACACGACCGCTCGCGATGTCGAACTGATCGACCTCAACAAGCGTGCCGACGAACTCACCGCCAAGATCGACTTCGAGAAGAAGGTCGTCGAGTCGGCCAAGAGCCTGCGGTCCGTGGTCGAGCGTTGCTCGCCCGCCCCCGAGGTCCGTGCCGATGAGCCCAAGGTCCGCATCGAGGCCGTTCCCTTCTCGGGCCGCCTGCGTGCGTTCAACAGCGTCGAGGATGCCTACAAGACGGGCATGTGGCTGAAGGCCAAGAGCGGCGACGCCGAGGCCAAGCGGTGGTGCCAGGATCACGGCGTTGAGGCCCGTGCGATGGGTTCGACCTCGGCGAACAGCGGTTCGGCCGTGGTGCCCGACGTGCTCTCCTCGACGGTCATCCGGCTCGTTGACCAGTATTCGGCTTTCGCTCAGAACGCCACGAGCGTGACGATGCCGAGCGACGTGCTCCAGTTTCCTCGCAGGTCCGGCGGAACGACCGCGTACTGGATCGACGAGAACACCGCGATCACTGCCAGCGACCCGACCATGAATCAGGTCTCGCTGACGGCGAAGAAGGTGACGGGCGCGGTGGTTGTCGCGAGCGAACTGCTCCAGGACTCCATCGTGTCGATCGCCGACTTCATCGCCACGGAGCTCGGTCTGTCGCTCGCCAACGCCGTCGAGGCGGCTGCGTGGAGCGGCAACCCGGCGAACGCTCCCGGCGTGGCCGGTCTTGTGACCAGCCACACGGGCGGCCTCCTGGCCTCGTCTGGTGCTACCTACGCGGCGTCGCTCGTGACCGGCGCTGGCGATACCCCCGATGAGATCACCAAGGCCAACCTGCTCGCGATGATGGCGGCCGTGCCGCAGCACTCGCGGCAGGGTGCCAAGTGGTTCTGCTCGCCGTTCTTCTTCGCGACCTGCATGCAGGCTCTCGATCTGAACCAGGGCGGCTCGGTCGGCCTGTCGCAGGGCATGGGCCTGACGTTCCTCGGCTCGCCGGTGGTTCTCACCGACCGGCTCCCGAGCGGTGCGGACTCGACGGGCGTGGTGATGGCGCTGTACGGCAACATGGCCAACAGCTCCTACTACGGCGTGCGGCAGTCCATCGAGATCGCCAGCAGCGATCAGGTGAACTTCCTCAGCGACCAGACCGTGATTCGCGCGGTGGCCAGGGTTGCAATCGCGCATCCGAACCTGGGCACCTCGACCGTCGCCGGTCCGGTCATCGGCCTCGTCGGTGCGTGAGCCTGACGGCTTGACGTGATGTGCAAACTGGGCGGGCCGCTCCACAACGGGGCGGCCCGCTCTCTTTTTGCGAGGTCTGCATGATCGTCAAGGTTGGGGGCACTGAGGCCGACATCCGCGTGGAGGCCATCCTGTCGATGCCGAGGCTGTCGTTCACGGCCAACCACTTCGCATGGGCTCAAGCACTCATGCCGCTGGGGATTCGCCCCACGATGGGCACTGGTGCGTTCTGGAGCCAGGTGAACACCCGCGTGATGGAAAAATTCATAGACACCGCAGAGTTCCTTCTTCTGATTGATTACGACACATTTTTCTGTCGTGAAGACGTGGAGCACCTCTTCGCGATGGCAATGACGTTTCAGTGTGACGCCCTGACGGGATTGCAGACGAAGCGGGAAGACGGCCGCCCGATGCTCACGCTGCCCGGCACGCTCGACAACCCGCCCGAGGACGGGAAGACGAGCCTGCCGATGTCGTGGTTCTCCGAGCCGGTGCAGGAGGTGGACACGGCCCACTTCGGGCTGACGGTCATCAGCACGGCCGCCCTGAAGCGGTGCAGGAAACCCTGGTTCTGGTCGAAGCCCGGCCCTGACAACTCATGGAACGAGGGCCGGGTGGATGACGACATTTGGTTTTGGCGGAACTGGCGGGAGAGCGGAAACCGTGTCTTCGTCTCGCCGCGCGTCGTCCTGGGCCACGGCGAGTATGTCGTGACGTGGCCGGGGCAGAACCTCGGCAAGCCCGTGTTTCAGTGGACCACAGAATTCACCAGCACCAACAAACGGCCCGAAACTGCATGGAGCGTGCCCCAATGAAGAAACTAAGGATGCTGCGATCGTTCCGCTCCTACCGCCCCGGCCAGGTCGTGGAGATCCCCGGCGGCTTGGCGGCGGAACTGATCGCCAAGCGG